GATTCATTGTCAAAAATGACTTTGTTTTGTTTCCAAACGCTTTTTTCAAGGCCGCGAACTTGCGCGCGACTGGCATTGTACATCAACCACAAAATGAATGCGGTGACGCAACTGATGGTTAAAAAAATGTAAATCATTATCGTTGTTTTATTTGTTTTTGCCTTTGTACATTCTGCGTTGAACCAACATTTGCGTGAATTCATTGAATTCCGGGATGTATTCATCGCGTTCAAATTGATAGGGTTTGGCCTCCGGCATTTCGTTGAATCGCTTTGAATTCAATTTGATGCAATGCGCGCCATACATCACCGCAATGGTAATGGGCGTTAAAATGATAAGGTAGATTAAATCCATGTCGTTTTTCTTAATTGTTGATGCAATGTTAAAACACATTTTGCAAACAAAAAAACATTTGTGACATTTTTTTAAAAAATTTTCGTATTGAACGAAAAAAGGGGCAACCATCGGCGGCCGCCCCTTAAATCAACAATGATGAAACAACGATAAGTTTGGATGAATCTGCGCAAATATCGCGCATCCTTTGTTGACATTTGCAACATTGTGTATATTTGCTGAACAATGGAAAACAACGAATTAACAATCATCAACAGCAACACAACTGGTGAATCCGGTCAAGTGTTTGCCCCGGCGCAATTTGAACACGCCCAAAGAATCGCAAAATTATTGTCATCATCCGACCTTGTTCCGAATCAGTACAAAGGAAACATTGCAAACACGATGGTGGCATTAGAAATGGCCCACCGGATGAACGCATCGCCTTTGATGGTCATGCAAAATTTGCACATCATCCACGGACGACCATCATGGGGTTCATCATTTATCATCGCCTCATTAAATTCATGCGGGCGATTTGGAACGCTGCGGTTTGAATCAACACCAACATCATGCAAGGCCGTCACAATGGATAAACAATCAGGCGCAATTTTGGAAGGCCCAACGGTGACGATGGAAATGGCAAAGTTGGAAGGATGGTTGGATAAACCCGGATCAAAATGGAAAACAATGCCCGAATTGATGTTAAAATATAGGGCGGCGGCTTTTTTTGGTCGTTTATACGCCCCCGAAATCATGATGGGGTTATATAGTGCTGACGAAATCCAAGATATTGCCGCAAACAACGCGAAAATGGGCAAATAACCCTATTTCAACGCGAAATCGTTTGAAGTAATCAAAGTATATGTGAAGCGGTTGCCATGCAAGGCGGCCGCTTTTTTTGCTAACAACATGAACTGGTTGAAATCTTGGGTGCGTTTAAACACCTGACAACCTTCGGACCAATTGTTGACCTGAACTGAATCAACACCGGCTTTGTGAATGTTTATGCCAAACACGCCCGTTTGCGTTGCGTTCTCATTATACACGCCATCTTTGATGTCATCACGGAATACAGTCACCGGGCCACATTGTTTCAACGCTTCATATTTGCCCTGATGCAATCCAATGTGATGTGAACCGCGATATTGTCCGGGCTTCATTCGGGCCGTCCCCGCGCCATTGTCGGTGGTGATTGCCCATTCTTTGATGAACCAATTGTCCTTTTCTTTGTAGGCAACAACGATTTTGTCATCAAATGCGTTTGTGACCTTTTGCCCGGTTGCTGAATTTCGAACACCAATGATGTTCAAATTGAAATCCCCATTTTCAAAAAATGCATAATTTTTGGCGGCCATTGTGCGTTGTAAATCTGCAATTGTAATCATAACAATACAAAGATAATTAAACCAACGCCCAATGCAATTGTCACTTTGCGCAGCTGGTAAAATCTTTCGTCACGCTTTTTGATTTCATCCAACAATTTGTTTGTGATCCGTTCTTGTTGTGCGATGACCTCGGAATCAATTTTGCGATATTCCCGGCACAACGCCAATTGTTCGCGCGCCTCCGCGCCTTTTAATAAATATAAATTATTTTCCGCAACTGTCAAGGAATCGATGCATTGCGATGATGCGGCGTGTGGCTGCGCAACTTGTATCGCCATGATAAGCCACAAAAAGTGTTTCATATTTGCTTTGAATAAGTATTTGCGTGTCATGTAATGTTTGGTATTTCTTTTTGATGATTTCCAATGTGTCGAATTCTTTTTGAACAACCCTGATTGCCGGGCCATGAACAACATTGGTTTGTTTTGGGACGGCGAATTCAAGGTATAAAACCCCGCCAACAAACAACAACACCAACAATAAAATGGTCAAATCAACTTTCCGCATCGTTTTTGGTGTTTGCAAATTTGTCGATGGATGTGAATCCCAAACAACAAATCACAATCCATTCAACCGCTTCAACCAATTCTTTGGATGGCGCGATGTCTTGGGGTGACAATGAATTGTGGGCCATTGTGCCAAACAAAATGAATGATCCGACAATCCCAACAAATCGTTTGGAACTGAATTCGCCTTTGTCGCCCTGAAATATTTGAAAAATCTTTTTCATCTGCCTTGACCGCGATATTTTTTTGCGGGTTTATTGTTTTTTGAGTGAACACCTTTGTTTTTGCGCTTTGGCTTTGGTTGCCAACTCACGCCGGATGATGTTTTTGCCTTTGCCATTATTTTAAGCCGTTTAATTTTAACATGTTGTTGATTGACGCGGTGTCCATGCCAACCAATCCGGTGTCAACGCCCATGAACAACATGGTTGATGTCATCGCCTCGATTTTTGTTTCAGCGGTTGCAACGGCTTCTTTCAATTCGGCCTTTTCGGCAACTTTGTTTTCAACCAATTGTTCGCCTTGCTTCTTTGCAGCGGAAACAACATTGGATGCCATTTTCATGTTGTTTTCAACGCGCTTCAACATTTGTTCGATTTCGTCCACATTGGGCGTGTTTACAGCCCCGACCGGGTAAATCATTTCTAATGTCAAAATGATGGCAACAAAGGCCGTTAAAATCGTTTTCATAACTTTTTAACGGTGTTAATGATTCGCAATTCCGTAATTGCGGCCGACAATGCCGAATCCGATTTTTTCAACGCTGATGACATCCGGTCAACTTTCAAATCCAATTGGTCAATTTTTTGATTGGCCTTTTCGATTTGTTCGGTGTACGAACTTTTGACATCATAGTACAAATATGAAACGGCCGCCAACATACAAAATGCCACCGCGGCCACCGGGTTTTTCTTGAACTGGTCAAACGAAACGGGCAACGCGTTTGCGTTAATTTGCTTTTTTACTGTCATTTGATGCGATTGATTTTTTTACTGTAATAAACCACCGCCAACAAACCCGAAATAAGACCAACAATACCCACCACAAAGGTAAGGATTGGCTGATAAGTTTGCGTGAAAGTGATAATTGCTGAACTGCCTGAAATGGCCGTGGCAATCGCCGCCGTGGTGTCATTATTAAATTTGTTCATTTGGTGTTGGAATTACACAATATGGCGAATCGGGGAATTTAGCGCAAAAGGTTTTGAGATACAAATTGTCATCCCCCGAAAAAGTATGCACCCCGCACGGCTTTGGGAACACCTCAAACGGGGCAAAACTTGCGGGTGGTTCTGCATAAAATAGAATATCCACCGCCCATTTGTCGGACTGCTTTATGCATACGGGTTTGTCATCCACTTGCCCCCACTCTAAACAAATAAAACCTATCTCAACAACTGCGCAATCTACCCAACTTTGGACTTTTGACCCGTCGGGAGTGGTTGTAGTTGTTTCTATTAACTTGCGAAGGGTTGCCCATTCGGTAGGGGTGAACTCAAATTTAGAAAACTTTTTCATTTTATGCGGTTAATGATGCACATTCAGCATCCGTTAAATTGTTTTGAAAAAATATAAATTGTTTCACTTTTAATGGCTTATCCAAATAATTGCCATCAATGGCAAACCTATTAAATGGGTTTGAATAAGTCCCCGTTGTTGATGTTGCGGCTAATGCCCCATTTTTGAAAAGTTTTGCGGTTGTTCCGCTTTCTTGTTTCCAAACCATTTTTGTTGACGACGCTATGCCAAGACTATAAGCATCCGCAAATCCAAAAACATTTGCATATCCATAAGCGCGCCCCAATATTGAAGAACTGTTATAAATTGAAAGCCAATCGGTAGCGGTTGTACCTAATGGGGCTTCCTCACATTCCAAATAAGCGCAAAATGTCATATCAGTATTAGGCAAATTCACCGTCATCACATCCGCCACCCTTGTGGCACTTGCTGATGTGGTTGGGATGTAGGATGTGGGGTAAGACGAGGCTTCGAGTTGTGCGCCCCAAATGTAATAATCCGAACTTGAATTTCCTTTTAATATAAAACGCGCCGCACCACCTGAACCTTTTGTCGCGGTTAGTGTAATTCTATACCATCCGTTTGCGTGTTGTTGCCAAGTATATGTGGCATTTGACCAACCCGTTTGTGAAGTTGTTGTTCCTACTCCCGTCGCAACATTTATTAAAACAAACGCTTCGCCCGTGGTGTCATTCGTCATTCCTAAACCTAACGAATTGTTATTGATAGGTTTCACAAAAATACTCGCAGTATAATCACCCGCAGACGAACCCGCGTCATTAACATTATACAATGCATTAGCGGAATTTGTAGTCGTTATTTTGTCCGCATTTTGTGTTCCGTCTGGGCTTGTCGCTTGGTTGGTAGTTATGGTTGCACTATTATATAAACTCCATGTTGTTGAAAAATCTTCACTTGGAAATACTGCGTTCGTACTCTGCTTCTCCAACAACAAACTCGGACACCCGCCCCCGCCATTTTGATAGGTTAGGCGTGGTACATTTAAGCGGTCGGTAGTGGGGAAATAGGGTTTTGCGGTTGAGCCGATGTTTAATTGTGCGCCCCAAATGTAAATACCCGATGTGCCATCTCCCAAATAAGCGGGCGTGCCTTCTGCAAGACTTGGCGTTGTGCTATTTGATGTACTAATTTCATATTCTGTTGAAGTGCTTGTTGCATTCATAGATATTGAAATTCGATACCATCCATTAGGAAAAGAAACAATGTCAAAAGATGTTCCCGTTGGAGAGCCAACCGCACTTGTAGAAACATTTAAGCCCGTTTGCAAATCAAATAAAGCCGAAAATCTTGGCGATGCAGTACTCGAAGTTTTCAAATTTATATTGGCATACCTTCTTGTACTTTGTTTACAATATACACTTAATGAATAACTTTGACCCACAACAGATGTGAACGCCCTATAAATCATGTGTCTGCTATTTGTGTTTGATTCTATTAATGAATCAGCAGTCAAAGTTCCAATAGGTGAATTTGTTGAATTTGCCGTGATACTGCACTCTAATTTTGGCCAACTCGCAGTATCAAAAGTTTCCGATTGCTCTAACAAATTCCACGGGCAAACCTCAACCAATCCCGCGCTATTTACTCGCGTTCCGTTGGATGCACGGGTGAATGATAAATCACCCGACCCATCGGTGGGAATTGCTGAAAATACGGTATCTTCTTTGTATCCGGACGGTATCATTACCAATGACGCGGAATTTAATAAATCGCTCATAAATTATAGATTGTTTAATTTGTTTAACATACATGAAACACCTTCATAGAAACCGCCATCGGCGGTCACGCGGCTTTTGTACGCAACAACGATGGGCCAACCTTGCCCCAAATATTGTGCGCTTCGAATGCCAATTCCTAATGCGCTGATTCCAATCATTTTAATATGCGATTACGCTTCCGGTGCTGATTACAAATCCGGTGATTTTGCTGCCTTTGCCGGCGGGCAAATATGCGCCTTGTTGAAAAGTAATTCCGGACATGCCACGAGCCGACAAAACATTTGTGGATGTTCCGTTTTCTTGGGTAACTGTGAACGATGTGAACACCGTGTCGGCCTGAACAACCAACGCGTCAAAACTTACGGATGTAACCGTCCCCGATCCGAAATATTTAAATCCATCGTAACCGGCAACGATGTCAATTGATGCTTCTGCCATAATGCTTCGAAAATAACATCGTGACAATAAACATTTGCAACATTTATTGAACAATCAGCCACCATTGCGTTCCATCGCTGATAACTGTGCATGTTTCAAAATTTGTATTCAAAACCTTTGTTGGGTTGCCATCAATATCAAACCCGCCGCCGGTGATGACAACCGAATGTGATGATGCAATTTTTTTGAAATAATATTTTTTACCTTTTGATATTGTCGGATCAGGTAAATCAACCGTAACCGTTCCGCCGGATGAATCGCACAAAATTAATTCATAACCATTGGTGATGGTGTGTGTCCCGGCCGTGTATGTGATGGGCGCATTGTGTTCCTGAATCCGCCAATTAACCAATTCCGTTGAATCGTCATAACTCAACATCACCTCCCAACGGGTGTTCAATGTTGGCTGCGATGCGGGCGCGCCTTCGGCATCATTGACCAAATGTTCCAAAACTTGTTGCGGAACATTGGAAATCGCTGAATTCAAATTTGTCACCGCTGATTCAACATAATTCAAACGATTATTCAGATTCCCGGTTTGTGATTGCTCGACTTTTAAACCTTCGCCGGATGATGTTGTCAAGGTATAAACTGGTGAAACACCAATCCATTCGCCATCCCATTGTTCCGAACGGCAATTGTATTTGACCCCGTTCAAAACCCATGAATAATTGTCAAAATATAATGATTTGATTGCAGTCAATGACCCGGAATCAATCCATGTTCCACGAACCACCGGAACAAAATTGGCGTAAATCGATGCCATTTGTAACCCCAACATTTTGGTGATTGTTCCGTGTGTAATTGAATCCCAACCGCCATACCAATCCGATGCCAAAACATCGGTTGTGCCGTTAAACACCAACCAATTACCAATTCCGTATTTCAGGGAATCCGTATAATATGGCGATTCAATTGTGATGGGTGTTGAATTCGCCAAATTGGCTGTGGATGCGGTGATGACCTCCGTGATGTCAAAAATATAATCCGCATTTTGATATGGTGACGCATCTGCAAATGAAACCTGAATTGAACCCCAAAAATCCTTCAACGCTGAATTGCCGTTTTTCCATTTGCCACCGCCCGAATAGGAAAGAATAACACCATGAACAAACATGTTGACTTCCAATCGGGTGTAACCGACCGGCGCGGTTGTCACCGACAATTCAAATTCCGATGTGATCCAACCGCCTTTGATGTCTTTGGTTGGCATGCGATACAATTGATTTCCCGAATTCCCCGATGCGGACCAATATCCATTCGCGTCCAAATAAACATAAGAGCCACCCGAATTCCGCAACCTGATATTGTAGTAAACATCGGTTGAATCTTCGACATACAAAACCCCACCCAATGTGTCGGATCGTTTGAATGATTTTGCCATAAAACGAATGCGCATCGGTGCGGCATCCGGTGATGTTCCGGTTGGAATATCCGTGGCAATCAACGACAATGTTGATGATGATGTATTTGGGTAACTGCGCAACGCTTTTGCCACATTTTGACGATGCGTGTTTATTGTCACCGATTGTGCAGCTGGTTGATAGTACAATGATGGTTTTGCCATCCACAATGGCCGAACATCGTTGCCAATTGTTTGACGGTGTGAATATGTTGTCGTCCCGATATATTGCCCGGTATACGAATATTGACGCAAATTGATTGATGTCGTGTTATTATACGCGTTGAATGGGATCACATAATACGCGCCATTTTCATGAGTGAATCGCGCCCCAAACATCAACAACACATTTTCCAACGCTTGTTTTGCTGAAATATAATTTGGTTCAATTTGCCATCCAACCGTGTCAATAACTTTGACATCCGTAAACGGATCAAAATTTTCCAAAAATGTATATTCAAAAAGTTTATACATGTCGAACCCTAATCGGGCCGCATTATCTTCGTTTAACAATGTGCCATCATACAAATATTGTTGTGGCGTTCCATTGACAACCCAATAATCCGACAAATCCAATGTGTCCAAACAACGGCGAAACAACTGGTTGATTGTGATGTATTCATCCGAAAACCATGATGATTGTACTTTGTACCCATCCATCAATTCAAGGCCATCCACAGCCACCAAATCAATGATTGGTTTGCTTTGTATGGATTCGCGCAATCGCGTCATTTGGTCGGCCAATACGCGGCCAACATGGATCAATGAATCATTGCGATAAATCAACATCGCCCATGCGGTTTCGGCTTCGGTTTGAATGCCGACAAAATCATCCAATGTATTTTGATTCGGCATCACCCATTGGGCAATTGCCCGTGATGGCCTGATAAAATTGGAATAAACTGAATCTGATTCGCCTTGCCTTTCAATGCTGATTCCATCACCGGCCAATGTTAATTCAACCGATGAATTCAATGCGTCTAATTTGTCAAAACAACATGTTTCGCCTTCAATATACCCGCCGGCTGATTGAACCCG